AACGAGTCACATCCCTAAAGAAGCACATTATTCCTCGGGAGACCGCACTGGATCACGCCAAAGCACAGTTGGAATATCAAAGAGCTAGACTCAGCCCTGCTACTCGAATCATGCTTGCTTCATTCGATCTCGCCCTCAACATCGGCGTTATAGCTCAAAATTTTAAACTTTCACACAAAAAATATAATCCGATAAAGGAAACCCCTAAAGTTCATCCATGCGCACTTAATGTTTCTCAAATTATACCCAGCGATCATCAGCCGCAGACAGTGTCTTCTGTGGCCTCGCCAATTATGTCAACCCCCCAAATTCAAGGCAACAGGGAAACATCGGACACAACAACACGCCCAACGGAAACTAAATTGACATGGTCAACGCCTCAACAACAAGGAGGGCGGGATACATCAGATACAACAACTCGTCCTACAGAAACGAAACTGGCATGGTCATCGCCCCAACATCAAGGCGGTAGAGATACATCAGACACTACTACGCGTCCAACTGAAACCAAATACACCATTTCAAACGCATGGAGACAAACTCAGGATTTCATTTCGAAAATCATTCCAAAAGAGCAATCACAACTCCAAGCTGTTTTGTCGGAAATGGATCTAACCGCCACAGAGGAGTATATAGCCGAACATCAATTGCAGTCATCTCAGGTGTCACCTACCCGATTTTCTGAGATTACTAAACAATTTACGAACATAGACGGATCTTGTTATGCGATGTTGAGCTTTGAGGATGCGCGTGAGTTTGCTAAGGCCCTTCAGTTGTGTGAAATTCATAAGAGCCGAGGATTCCAGATTTTCTCCGCATATGCTACTGACACCGAACATGTGAAATTACACGAATTCAGAGGACCATCCAAAGTCCTGTCCACATATTTGGGTAATTTGGCTATAAGGCAGAATAGATGTTATCTCCTTATTCTCGCACCATCAGCCAGACCTTTTGTCATTTGCGATCATCTCGTAAGATCAGAGCAGGAACCAGGGAAAGTTGTTGACATCGAACCCGAACCGCAGAATTGCCAAGATGAGGAATGCATGGGCCTAATCAAGAAGGTTGATACTGATCATATTTATGCCGTTATGCCTGATGAAGGAGTCTTGCCCCAACATTACCAGAGAGCAAATTCTTGGGCAGTTGCAGTTAAAGGCAAGTACTTTATCACTGTTGCCCATAATCCCTACAAGAACATCATTTTGGGACAACTTAAGAACGGAAACTGGAAATGGGTAAAGGCCATTCGAGTCAGTCAATCGGCTTATGTCGACGTAGCGCTTTTTAAAGTCACGGACCCCAAATTCAATGATAAAGAGGACATTACGCACAGGTTTTTCAAGCAATCCGATTTGCTTACAGAGGTTCGATCCGGGGTCAATACAATGGTTAGTTTAACTCGTACGGAAGTCAATGCGCCTGAACACTATAGATCTTACATCAACATGAGGATGGACCTCAAAATCCGAGATATGACAGAACCCACCAGCAGGCAACATATAGAGCATTCCGTATTTACGAATGGAGCTGCAGGTAGTGATAATATCACTCAAAAAGGAGATTGCGGCTTGCCATATTACAGATACCTAGGAGAAGCACAACGAAAAATTTATGGGATTCACCATGCAGGAACACCATCCAAGGCACTGTGCGCAGTTGTAACCCAGGAGACCATTGCTGAATTGATTGCGGCAGAGGTAAGTCATCAAGAGAATCCAATTCAACGTGTCATTAGAGATTTGGATGGATGGGAGGAAGTTGAGCCAATGATACATTCATCAGGTTTGGTTAAAATTGGAACTAGCAAGCATCGTATCTTTCCCCCACAGAAGACAAGACTTTACAGAACAGGATTGGTGTTTCCTGAAGAACCTGACTTGCAACCGGCCATTCTCTCGACCCGCGACCCGAGAAATCCAAATATGAACTACCTCGAAAAGGGCCTTCGATTGTATAATGTGAAACATGGAGATTTGGACCGTAGTGAAATTAGACGAGCATACCAGTTGATTTCCGGCGAGATCATTTCACGCTGTAGAAGCGCGGATTTGGATGTTCGAGTGTTATCCTTAACACAAGCAGTTAATGGAGCTAGCAAGGTCGAATTTCCGTGTTCTAATTCAATTGATAGAGATTCGGCTGTTGGATTCCCATATGCCCAAGTTGATAAAGCTGCCACTAAACATGATTATCTTGAATTCAATCCAGTTACCCAAATTTGGCAGATTAAGCAAGATGTGAAGGGTAAAAGTCTTATTAACTCAGTTAATTCTCTATTGAGTGATGCTGGAAAGGGGAATCCAAGAGGAGTAGTATTCACCTGCTATGGAAAAGATGAATTGGTAAAGGGAAAGAAGATTGTTGGAGATTCAGCTAAGACCAGAGTATTTATGAGCGCACCATTCCCATATGTCTTGGCTTGGCGTCGATACTTTCTTACAGCGGTGAATAGAATGCAGCAGCTTTTTCACCAAATTCCCATCAAAATTGGCATAAATGGAAGAGGAATGGATTGGGACGGGCTCTATCATTCACTTGCTAAGGTAGGGGTTTATGGATTTGATACCGATTGTAAAGATTGGGATGCAAACATTAATCCTATATGGCAAGAAGAGATGCCCGAGCACTTCTGGAACCCCATTTTTCGAGCACTTGACAAGAATCATAAACAACAAGATGATGTTACGCGGACTTCTCTACATATGCCCCTAAACAAACCAGTTGTTATTGCGGAAAGCGATATCATTGAATTGGCGGGAGGACAGGTATCAGGTCAGCCAGGAACAGCCCCAGAAAATTCAGTCATTAATTGGGCGTTGTGTTTCATTATTTGGAGAAGACTGGCACTTCGGGCAAGCAAATCATGTTACTCTTATGCGGACTTCAGACAGAAAGTTGCACTTGCAGTCTATGGTGATGACTTGGTGTGTACTGTGGATGCGGCTGAATTGTGGTGGTTCAATAGAAATACTTTCATGCAGGAGGCAGCCACCTTGGGATTCAATGTTATGGACGCTCTCAAAACTGGAGATATCAAACCATACGATCATATTGATGACCTCACGTTTCTAAAACGCCGATTTGTTCATCATGGACATTGGGTTGTCGGAGCTCTTGAAATTCCTTCGATTCTTAAATCCATGTTGTGGATGAGAAAGGCTAATGGATACATGGTGGATGACAAGTTGATGCATGATGGTAAAATGGTGTTTCCAACAGGCTCGGTAGGCCCTGAATTCATTGAGACCGTTGGATCCGGATTAACAGATTTGGCTATGCATGGAGAGGAAACGTATAACAAATACGCATCAATAATACTCCCTCAACTAGAGAGGATGGGGGTATCAATTTCAACAAGTTATCAACAGGAGGTTGATAAACTACAATTACCTCTCTAGGGTGCCCCACCTAGGGGAAAACTACGAAAAACAAAATTTATTTGACGAGGGAGACGAACGCTCTGCCACATTGGTGACCCCCTCAGGAGAGACTGCTAGATAAGCTTCTCTCAGCAATTAGTTTGGCACACGTACACGTACATATACATGCACACCACGCGCACATTTACACACGCACGCACACATCGTAGTTCATTCAGTGCGAAGATAAGACAGTTATATTTTACATATTTTATTAACACACTACTATCCGCCAGTCAGAATCATGTCTGACATTTCACTACAAGACGGCCCAAAGGGCGATATGAATTCGGGAGAATCCACAAATGCAGCAGGCAGTTCGCTTTTGGCTAATTCCACCGGCCCATATACAAGTGACATTAAACACGCCGTTAGTACAGAAACTCCAGCCGAAATTTACAATAAACACACTCTGGTAAAAGGGACCTTCCCTTGGTCCACTTCGGACCCTGTTGGAAAAATTCTCTTCATGTTTGAGAATCACCCATCGGAATGCAATTGGCTCGTCGATTATTTTTCAAAAGTTTTCGTTGCATGGTTGGGATTCATGATGCTCGAGATTCGCATTCTTGGTACTGCATTCATGGGAGGGTCACTCGCATTTGTTTTGGTGCCCCCCACGTTTACACGAGCCCAAGTTGCGGCAATGACACGTGAAGACCTCTCCATCTTCGACTATGTCGAGGTAGATCCCAAAGATATCAACACCATGAGCTTCTCAATGAAGGACTTTCGTCCTCAACACTTCCATTATGGACCATTGAATGGTAATGATGCCACAACGTTTGGTGGCCATATCGTTTGTATGGTCTTTGGAAAGCTCAATATTTCTCCGAACACAGAAGGAGCATCTCTTGATATCCTCGTGAGAACCAAGGGACAATACACATTTAGGCAACCTCAGCCCCTCCTTTCAGGAGGAATTCCAGTTGATCAAAATTTTCCAAATTTCTCCACTACCAGAGCTTCCCAACACGTCGGCTGTGATGACGCTGCAAGACTTATGGATACTAATTTTCTCCCATTTCCAGCAGCATGGCCCCCACAGAATGGCTTCGTTTACGCAATGCTCCCTACAAAAGCCCAACAAGAGGGAGTAAATGCTTTCATTCTTCCACTAACACAAGGAATGTCCCTGCTCAATGGATGGAGTGATCTTTCAAAATCACTATATATAGATAGAGGAATCAAATATCAGATGAATCGCGATAATCCGACAAGCCACTACTACACGACCACGCTAAGAAATGCCGACCCGGAATACGATCTCTATACCAATGAAGACATCACCACTAGATCACTCTTTTCGCACAACTTGACAAATATCGCAGTCGTCTCAGCTATTGACACCACAGCTTCACTGCCAACGCCAATGCAGCAGTTGCAGATTCGAGTCAATGATGCGGGTATGGGATGTTTTCCCCGGTATGAAAACGCAACCGAGTTTCAGATGAAGGTTATTTTTGCTGAGCCAGGAAATCCAAACAAGAAACCAGTAGGGCTTTCTTGGACGCCATATGCTGGAGTGGGTTTGGATTTGACCAATTACCAGCGGTTCTCAGAAGTCCCAGACAACGTGAAAGCAATCATGGCAAAGGTCCCAAGTGGAGAGATACCAATGTGTCTCACATCCAATAAGGGAGCAACACTCAGCTTGCAGAGCGTGATGCTTCAAAATGATATGGAAGGCTTCCAATGGCCATCAGCAACGTCAGCAATCTTTTCAGTTAACCGGGATGGGGAGGTTGTCGGTTTTATTCGTGTGTCGTCAGCTGGCTTTATGACAACAAGGTCGGAACTTGGTATCGCTGCCAGCGATAGATTTAGATTCACGCAATGGCTGCCCGATTCAAGCCAAATGCCTGCGAATCCTCTTTCTACGTTCCTCCGTGCCCAACACACAAAGCAGGAGAAGCAAATTGCGAAGATGAGAGCTCAATTGTCTCTTCTTCTAAGTAGGTCTGCTAACTAATGTAAGCTCCCTACAGCGGATAAGTCCTTGGACTAAAACGACGAAACGCCGCAATCAGACTGATTTTAAACTGACACTTAAAACAATCTTACAATTACACACAATGTCATTTTCAGACAACGGACACTTTCTCAATACTACAGACGTCAATTTCGGATTTGAATGGGACTTTATTCTGAAACAGGAGAAAGAAATCGCTTCACACAAAACGCTCCTAAATCTCGCTATTCAGGCATACAAAGGCGACAAGAAACCAGAGTTTCTTTTGCAGTGGCACACAGACCAACTCAAAGAACTCAAGCAGTTCAAAACACGCGTAAATCACTTCTTGCAAGAGAAGAACGAATTTGCTTCCAACAGTACGCAAAACGCCAATGCGTGGTTCAGACGAACCAGAGAGCAAACCCCAACGCCATCTGTCCAGACGAGTGCATCTACTGCAAATTTGCAAGAAATTCCAACGAGCGAAAAAGTTGTAGCATGGAGGGATCTCTCTTCGACATCATCTTCAACGGGGGAAAAATCCCCAGTCCAAAAGAAATGGTTGGAAATTTCACAAAGGGCCTCAGACTTGCTCAAGGAGACCCCACTGCACTCGCAGACTCCAATCATGAGGAGGGACATGTTCTTCCTGAGGTTCAAGGGAAAGGAGAACTCCCAGAAAGAGCAGGATACGAGCCACGACACCATTCTTGCCCAGAAGGGATGGGAATTAACATCAGACGCCAACCAAATTCGGGTGTGCGAAGAGTTGCTCGACGAACACGAGAGTACACTCCAAACCAAGCACTCATGGACGAGCTCGCAGAACAAGAGCGAAAGCGAGACGAGCGAAGACGCAGAATGCGACCGATCAAAATCCAATTGAAACCACACACACCAACACAAACACAAATCCTAAGCACAACGACGCACGAAATGCGTCATGATGCAATCGCTAAGAAGTATAGCGACATGACAGGAGACTTGATTCATCCAGATCCTGATTAGTAATATTTCGAAAATCAAAATCCAATTGAAACCACACACACCAACACAAACACAAAT